TCTATACACTGCGTTGCAGGCATAAACTTTTCCGGATTGTTTGAGAGGTTCCAGCGGAATCGGTTTACGACTCAACCCATTGCCTAGCACAAAAGCAACGGACATTTATTATACCTCTGGTTGATTAGCGGTACCGTACATATTTCTCACAAATTCTAGTTCTTTTTGCTGTTCTTCTTTGTGAAACTCGCCGGCTTTTCTGGCTTTGTTGATCTGTTTGAGTGACAATCTAGTTTTGCGTGTGTCACCAATCTTCATGATGGATTGATCTTCTGTAGGATCATACTGTTTTTGCTCACCTGGTTGTTTGGTGATTTGATCATAATAGAATAGTTCACGCAATATCATAAAATTATTTATACTTAGGCGCCCGGAGTTGGAGTTCCACCACCTGCTGTTCCGCCTGCCGCTGGTGAAGGTGTGCCTTCTCCTCCTGGTGCTTCTGTTGGTGCTTCTGGTTCTGCCGCATCCAAGTCTGCTTGGATACCTGCTGTGCTGACTCCAGCACTTCTTAATTCTGTGGCTGATGTGGTAGGTTTAGCCTGCACTGACTCATCGTTTTCTTCTCTCCACAATCTTTCGTTTTCTGCCATCTCTTCTGGAGATAAACCTAAAAATCTTGATAGAGCATAACGTTTGCTCACAAAAGGTACACCAGTGATCTGTGTGTATGTGGAAATTCTTTGATTGTCCACTTCTGCTTGTCTGTAGGAAGCAAAGTTCATTGGTGGTTGAAACTTGATATCAAACATGGCTGTGTCAATATTAACTCCTTTTTCCAAAAGGAAACGTTTAAACTCTTGATTGAATTCGTCTGACACATTGTTTTGCAGTCTTTCGCAGTATTTGTTGAATCTCAATTCTTGAATGTATGCTGTGCCCACTCTGCCGTCATTGTATTGGCTCTGTGAATCGTCTGCTCCTGTTGGCAAGTAAGAACTTGGAATACGCAAACCTCTCAACAGTTTGTTTGTGAAGTATTTCAAGTCATCAATTTCGCCTAGGTTAGTACCACCTGGCAGTGTTTCCACTTTAGAACCTCTACCTTCTGCTGTTTGTGGGAAGAAGTAGTCCTCATTGATGGATAATGGATTGTACGAACTGTCAATTACGTTGGTTCCACCACCTGTGGCTGATGGAATACGTCTTTGATGTATTTCTGTTTTAACTCTTTCTACGAACTGCATTGCCAAGTGTGATGGCATATTACCCACATCAATATAGAACACACGTCTTTCTGGTGCTCTTTGTACTCTGTAGATAATGATTGCGTCTTCCAGTAATTCTTTTTGTTTGTAAACTTTAAAGATTGATTCTAACAATGAGTTTCCAAATGGGAAATTGTTGTCCAGACCTTCACTCAAACTCAAATGTATCATGTGATCAGCATCCACGGCAATCTCTCTCTGTCCTGTGGCGAATCTTGTGCCTGGTGAATCTTGATAGTTTGCACCCACCATGCCTCTCACTCCGCCAGTCAAATAGCCTGAACCACCACCTGTCACATTGCCTGTGGTTTGAAAAGGTGTTGTGGCCACTAGATTCTTAAAGTTAAAGTTGATGTCTCTTACCACATACTGCTCAGGTGTTTTGCCTGTGCTCTCATTCACAATGATTTTAGAAACTTTGGCTGGATCCACATGAAATAATTTTTTAGTTTCAGGATCTCTAATAAAGAAAGCATCACCATACTTGAACACATTACGCATAATCTTAAACACACGTTTGTTGAGATCATTCAGTTTGCACCACTGTTGTAGATACTGTTCTATGATCTGTATTTCTGTGTTGGTTGCTTTTTGATGATACATGAATTTAAACGGTGTGTTGTTTTGTGTGTTGTTCTGTGTGCAGAATTCTGCTAGAATATCCAATGCCGCATTCACTTCAGAATCAAGATCCATCACATTGTATTGTCCATAACGTTCTATTCTGTTTGGAGCACCGCTGTACACATCTGGAAGATATGATGAATAGTTTGACTTGGCAGGTCCTGGTTTGCCTCCTACGCCTCCACCCAACGGTGAAAACATTCCTTGTGATTGACCTTCAATAGGTACTTCTGTAAAATATTTTTTCCAACTCATTATACTGCGTCCATGAAATCTCTATTTGATGTTGTTTTAGCATATCTGGTATTCTCGTCAAGAACTGTTAGAATTGCTTCCATCGTTGTATTTAACTGATCCAATTTATCTCCTGTTGACTTTGATGCGCCTGTTGTTGCAGTGGTCATACCGCTTTTTAAACTTGCAAAAGATTCACCAAGATTCTTTAAACTTGTAGCATACATATCTATTTTGGTTTTGTCAAGTTCATCCAGCGTCTTATTGATGTTTTTGGCAAAGTTTTCTGGTCCTCCTCCAAAAATTTTACCAAAGAAGCCGGATACTCCACCCACCAATGAAGCGCCACCCATCTTGACCATTGCTCCTGATAAATCTGATACTCCTTGTGCAATAGTTTTTAGATTTTCTCCATCAACGCTGTTAATTTTTTCTAATCCTTCTCCAACATACCCTAGACCTTTGCCGATAGCAGTAAGTCCTAAAGCAATTCCTGCCATTCCAACTCCAGCACCCAAGCCTAATGCACCAAGTCCTACACCGGCATAGAAACCACCCGTCATGAGACCTTTACCACCCAGACCTGCTCCAGCAGATGCAAGTTTACCGCCACCACCGGCCATGCTTGGCACAAACGATAATAATTTTTTAATTACAAATATAGACCCTTTAAGTGCATAAAAGGCCGATGTAACACCAATCACTGCAACTGCTAACCCGCCCAATACTGTGCCTAGTTCTTCACCTTTACCATCTAACAGATCAGCAAATGCTTCTATACCCTTAGCCAACAAACCAAACACAGGATCTAGTGTGTCTAGGATAAAAGTTGTAAATGCGGCAAATCTAGTTCTTAATTTCATCATGGCTCTATCAAATTGTATAGATCCATCTGTATTTTTTCGTACTTGGGCATCTTGTAGTGCTTGTGCTTCTTGATACTTGTCTAAAATATTACCTGCATTTTGTAATTGAATAGTGTAGTTGTAGAAACCATTACCTTGAGCATTATATAAAGTATTCAGTGATCTTTGTGTCATACTTAAATTGTTTGATTGTTTTCCAAGTCTTCCAAATTCTGCAATCACTTCTCTTGCGGATCCTTTGCCTGCAATCATATCCGCCAACAATTGTTGAATGTTGGAGTTGGCAAGCAAACCGGCTTGTGCCGCATTTTGTGGCATTCCCATATTGGCAATCAAGTCTTTAACGTTGTTGGCCATTTCAGGTGATGCCGCTTCCAACACACTCAACATTTTTAAAACTTCTTTACCACCATCTGCCATACCACCTAGAATTGCTTTCAATCTTTCATCCTGTGTGTTCTTCTGCATCTGTTCTAAGATTTGTTTTCTTTGTTGTCCTGTTACTTTGGATAATAAATCTAAATTCATTAAGAATGTGCCAGACTCGGATGCTATCTGTGTTGCAGTTAATTTTTGTCCTCTACCAATCTCCACTTGTAATTCCAGATATTCTGCCAAGCCTGTGGTGATTTGATCCATGGAATAACCCACAGCAGTCAAACGTGCCACGTTGTCTTGGAATTCTTGTGATGCAAATGCTTGTCTAAATGTATTGGCTCCCTCTTCTGCACTGCCTCCCAACAAAGCAAATGCTCTACTGCCTGACATCACAGCATTTTGTAAAACTTCCAAACTAACTCCCAACTGCCCTGCTACTCTTCTGGTCTCATTGATATTGGCTCCAAATGAAACACCAATGTCTGTGAAATTTCTGTAGGAATTAACAGCCTCTTGAAGCATCTCCACCAATTTGGCTGTGACATTAAAAAGTGCTCTGAACATTGGTGTTTGGCGAGCCCCGAAACTTTCCAACACATTGGAAAAATCTCCCAAACTTTTGACTCCCAACGCACCACTATTCTCTAAAGTCATCAGAGCATTACCAAATGCCTTGCCATAATCTGTGTTGCTTTTGGTTTGCTTTTCTAATTTGAGATAACTTTCCCTAACTTTGTCGGTTTGTTTGGTTAGATAAG